GCAACTATTACTACTGCTAATGTTGGATCTGCTGTAACAAGTAGTTCTACTGGTATTGTAGTTGGTGCTGGTAAATCTTACACAGGTGACTCATCTAGGGTTGTTAGTGGAAGATGGATACTAGGTGCTAATGGTAGTAGTGATTATACATTTACAGGTGTAGGATTTACTGCTACTGAAAATGATCCTGATCTATACCTTGCAAGAGGTAATACCTATGAATTTGTAAATGCATCTGGTGGTCATCCATTTAGAATACAATCTACACAAAATGGATCTACTGGTGCTGCTTATGGTTCTGGTGTTATAAACAATGATGGTGGTAATGGATCAACTATTACTTTTGAAGTTCCATTTAATGCTCCTGATACTCTATATTATCAGTGTACAGCACATGCTGGAATGGGTGGAACTATCTTTGTTTATCCAACTCTTAGATAACCTTAATAAATAAAAAGAAAACTGTTTAACAATGGCGGCTATAATCACTGATCAACTGCGTATAGTAAATGCTAGTAATTTTGTAGCAGGGGTTCAGTCCAGTCAAAATTCATACTATACATTTATTGGATTACCCAATCCAGCAAATTATTTGTCGACATGGGATTCTGATCCACCTTCACCTAAAGACAATTTTAGTCAACAGGATGATTATTATGATACTATGTTGGCGGTTAAAAGAATTAATTCCGCAGATATAAGTCAAGTTATAAGGAAGGTTGATTGGACTTCTGGTATAACTTATGATATGTGGAGAAATGATATATCTAGAGATAATCCTTCTCAACCTTCTGGTGCATTTGATGTTTATTCAGCAAATTACTATGTAATGAATAGTGATTATAGGGTATATGCTTGTTTGTTTAATAATGCTAATCCAGAAAATAATAATCAAGGTGGACCATCATTAGATGAACCAACATTTACTGATTTAGAACCAAGAGCTGCTGGAAGTAGTGGTGATGGATATATTTGGAAATATCTTTATAGTGTAAGACCAAGCCAAGCAATTAAGTTTGATTCTACTGAATATATTCCTATTCCTGATGATTGGTTTACTAGTTCTACATATGCTCCTATGAGGGAGAATGCATCTGCTAGTGGACAAATTAAAATTGCTACTATTTTAAATCGTGGAGTTGGTCTTGGTACTGCTAATATCACTTATACAAATGTTCCTGTTTTAGGTGATGGGCAAGGTGCTAAAGCAACTGTAGTTATCAATAATGATTCTAAAGTGGAATCAGTTACTATTGCTCAAGGTGGTGGTGGATATACTTATGCTAATGTTGATTTAGAAGCAGGTGGAGTTCCTAGTGGATCTACTATTCCAGTTTTTAATGTTATTATACCTCCTCCAGGTGGTCATGGGGCTGATGTATCACTGGAGTTGGGTGGATTAAATGCTATGGCATATTCTCGTTATGAAAATGATAGTGAAAATCCTGATTTTATTACTGGAAACCAGTTTTCTAGAATTGGTGTTATAAAAAATCCTCAAGCACAAGGATCTACAGAGATGTTAATTCAAGATAAGGCAAGTGCTTGCTATGCTCTTAGATTGACTGGTACTGGATATAGTTCAGCAGTCTTTCCAGCAGATGGATTTATTACACAAACTGTAGGTATTGGATCTACTGCTGTAGGAAGAGTTATTTCTTATGATCAAATAACTGGTGTATTAAAGTATTGGCAAGATAGGACTACTGCAGGATTCAATTCTAATGGAACTGCTAATCCTGATCCAATTTATGGATTTAGACAGAATCCATTTAGGCATGATATAGATGCTGTTGGTGAAACCAATGGTGGTAGTTTTACTATCACTGGTGGTAGTGTCTCCCTTGGTATTAATACTGAGTTCCAAGGTGTCTCTACTGTAATAAATAATCGTACATATTATCTGGGTCAAAGCTTTGTAAGCGGTGTCGCCCAACCAGAAATTAAGAAATATTCTGGAGAAGTGCTATATGTTGATAATAGACCTTCTATAACTAGGTCTAAATCCCAAAAAGAAGACGTTAAAATTATCTTGCAATTCTAAGAGATCATGCCACAGGAAACCAATTTAAATGTAGCTCCCTACTTTGATGATTTTACGCCTGATAGTAATTACTATAAGGTGTTATTTAAACCTGGATTTCCTGTTCAGGCAAGAGAGCTTACGACTATGCAGTCGTACCTTCAAAATCAAGTTGAAGATTTAGGAAATCATCTATTTAAAGAAGGAGCTAGAGTCATTCCTGGAGGAATGTCTTTTAAAGATCAATTTAGAGGAATTCAGATTGATCCTGAATTTTTAGGAGTGCCTGTTTCTTTATATCTTGATAAATTAATAGGAAAAACTATTAAAGGTGCATCTTCTGGGGTTAAAGGAAAGATTGTAACTTATATTACTGACGAAGAGTCTGATAAAGGAAATTATACATTATACATTTCTTATCTTGAGTCTGGAACTAATGATGGAGTAGAAACTTTCTTTGATAATGAAGTTTTACAGACAGAAGAAGATATTAGTTATGCAACAACATTTATTGCTGCTGGTGAAGGTTTTTCTAATTCCATTTCTACTGATTCTAATGTTACTGGAATGGCATTCCAAGTTTCTCAAGGAATTTATTTTCTTAGGGGATATTTTGTAGATGTTCATAGTCAAGTTTTAATATTAGACCAATATAGTAATACTGATAGTTGGAGAGTTGGTTTAAAAGTTAATGAAGAAATAATTTCATCTGATCTTGATCCATCTTTAACAGATAATGCCCAAGGGTTTAATAATTTTACTGCTCCTGGTGCTGATAGATTAAAAATTACAGCAACTCTTGCTAAAAAAGAAATTAATGAACTTAATGATGAGAATTTTGTTGAACTTACTAGAGTTAAAAATGGTGCTCTAGAAAAAGATGTAGTTATCACTGAATATAATCATCTTGCTGATGAATTTGCTAGAAGAACTTGGGATGAATCTGGACATTATTATTGTAAAGATTTTACAACAACTGTTAGAGAGTGTTTGAATAATGGTATAGGTAATAGAGGACTTTATACACCTGGTCAAATTACTGAACAGGGAAATGAACCTGATGATAACTTAATGGTTTATAAGGTATCTCCAGGTAAAGCATATGTGAAGGGATATGAAGTTGATAGGAGAACTCCAGCACTATTTGATGTAGTAAAGCCTAGATCTGTAAAAACTGTTAATAGTCAATCTATTAATTTTGGTTTTGGACCATCATTTGAAACAAATAACGTTACTGGATCACCTGTAGTTGGATTTAATACTAGTGCTACTATAAGTCTTAGAAGTGAAAGAGTAGGAGTTGATAAAAGACCTGCTACTTCATCTTCTGCTGCAGGGAAAGAAATTGGAATAGCTAGATTGTATGATTTTGCTTTAGAAACAGGATCTTATAATTCTACAACTCCCACAACAAATGTGTGGGATATGTCACTATGGGATTTACAAGCTTATACTGATTTTACTGTTAATACTAATGTAAATCTATCAGTTCCAACTCGTATTGAAGGTAAATCTAGTGGTGCATCTGGTTATTTAAGATATGCTGTAACTGCTGGAACTGGATTCACTGCATATGAAGTAAAAGGAAATTTCTTTCCAGGAGAAAGATTAAGTTTTAATGGTATAGATGATAATGACAGATATACAACTAATATTGATAATCATGAAATATCTGATATGCAGTCTTTGTGGGGTAGTACTACTACAGCCGCAGGTGTAGCAGTAACATTTACTGCAGATATAAAACCAAAGACAGTTCGTTCCTTTGGTTCTGGTCAAGTTACAGGTTTAAGTGGAAGTCCTCGTACATCTACTATTACCAGTCCTGGCGCAAGTTTTATTGGTATAGTAACTACTGGTGCTATTGTTAAATATAATATACCTGGAGATACACTTTCTACTCTCAATCAAGTAACTGCAGTTAGTGATACTTCAATAACAGTAGTTGGAGTACAAACTGTTGCTGGAGTTTTTGCTGGTGGACCTCCTACATCTACCAAAAGTGTTAATAATATTGAATTAGTTGCAACAGAGATACAAAAAACTAATGGTGGTGGAAACGCAGCAGATAATGAAAGTCTTTATAGTATTCTCCCTAAACAAAATGTACAATATGTTGATCTAGTTAATTCTAATTTAGTTATCAGAAGACAATTTGATGCTTCTATAACAAATAATGCATCTCCAAATATTAATGCTGATCCTGGAGAAGTATTTTTACCATTTGATGCAGAAAGATATACTTATATTAGAGGTGATGGAACAACAGAAGCAATTACTGCTGATAAGTTTTTCTTAACCAATGGATCAACTACATTAACAATTAGAGGATTAGGAACAAATGATACTAATGCAAAACTAGTTGCTACTCTTCGTAAGAGTAATGTAACTTCTAAGAAAAAAATTAAAAAAGTATCTGTAAATACTCTTATAGACAAATCTAATGTATCTGCATCTGGTATTGGAGCAACTACATTAAATGATGGTTTAACAAACTCTGTAGATGGTTTAGTATTCCCTTATGGTACAAGAGTTCAAGATGATAGAATATCATTAAATCATCCTGACGTTGTTAGAGTTTATGGTATATTTGAATCATTAGGAACAGAAGATCCACAATCTCCTAGTTGTGTTCTTGGTTCTATAGATGGACCTACATCTAATACTAGTGATCTTATAATAGGAGAAGAATTTACAGGTACATCTAGTGGAGCTAGAGGAATATATTTGGTAAAGAAAAGTGATATTAGTATTAACTTCATATATTTGAATAATAATACATTTGAACCAGGTGAAATAATTACTACTAATGAGTCTAAAATAACTGCTATATTAACTACAGTTGCTAATAATAGTGACAACGTTACAACTGATTATACTTTTGAGACTGGACAAACAGGAGCTTATTATGGATATTCTAGTATTCTTAGAAAACCAGATGCTCCAGTTGCTTCTAGAAAATTAAAAGTTTATTTTTCTAGAGCTACCTATGATAGTAATGACACTGGTGATATAACAACAGTTAATTCCTACAGTGGATTCCATTATGGAAATGAAATTACTAGAGTTAATGGTAATAGACTTGCAGATATTATTGATGCTAGACCTAGAGTTGGAGAGTATGCTGTAACTGCTGGTACTAGATCACCTTTTGAATTTAATGGAAGAAGTTTTGATGATAGTGCTAATAGTGGAGCACAACATAGTTCAAAATATGTTTTAGCTAATGATGAATCTATGTCATTTAGCTTTAATTATTATCTTCCAAGAGTAGATAGATTATATATTGATAAAGAAGGTTTCTTGCAAGTTGTGTATGGAACTCCAGCAGATAATCCTCGCTTACCAGAAGAAATAAGTGGTGCAATGAATGTTGCAAATGTATATTTACCTGCTTATCTCTTTAATACATCTGACGCAAAAGTTAAGTTTATTCAACATAAGAGATATCAGATGAGTGATATTTCTAAGTTGGAGCAGAGAATTAAGAACTTAGAATATTATACTTCATTGACTTTAGTTGAATCTGAAACAATGAATAAGTTTGTTCCTGATGCTAATGGATTGAACAGATTTAAATCTGGAATATTTGTAGATAATTTTACAACTATAGAACCACAAGATACTAGTGTTGGTGTTAGAAACGCTATTGATAAAAAGAAAGGTGTATTAAGACCTTCTCACTATACTACTGCTATCAATCTCCAAGTTGCTACTAATGCAATTCCTGGAATTGGTCAAGGAACTGCCACTGATACAAAATATGCAACACTTGCTGGTACTAATGTAAGAAGGACAGGTCAGGTAATTACACTTAATTATACTGATGAATTATATCATTTCCAACCATATGCAACTAGAATTGAGAATGTAACTCCTTTCCTTGTTATGTTCTGGAAAGGTATTATTGATCTAGAACCAGATACTGATGTTTGGATTGACGTTACTAAAATGCAACCAAATGATGTGATGATGGAAGGTTCTTTCCAAGGTATTGCTGAAGCATTAAATGCTGAAATTAGTACTGGTGCTGATGGAAAGAGAATGGGTATTACACCTGTTGTTTATAATTCTTGGGAAACTGTTGGTGTTAGTATGAATCTTGGTCTATCTAATGAACAAGAAACAATACAGAATTCTAGTAGTAATAACTTTAATGCAGCAGTTCAAGGATTATTGAGTGATGTTAATATTGGTAATCAACAAATTTTAGATCCTAGTGATTCTATTATCAATAATATAACAGCAACTGGTGGTATTTCATTAAATCAGCAAAGAACTGGTAGTCAGCAAGTTGTTCAAGAACAAATTGATACTTCATCTTTAGGTAATAGAGTAGTTAATAGAGATATTATTAACTTTATGAGGTCTAGAGATATTCAGTTTACTGGTAACGACTTTAAACCATATGAAAGAGTTTATGCATTCTTTGATGGTGTAGATGTTACTAAGTTCTGTGTTCCTAAGTTAGTTCAAATTGAAATGACAGAAGGAACATTTAAACCAGGTGATAGGGTCTTTGGGGCTATGCCTTCTGCAATTCAGAATGGAACTGCTAATTCTGCTGGAAGTGCAAGACTTATTGCAAGAGTTGCTAAATCTAATCATAAATATGGTCCATTTGATAATCCTACTGACATCTATACTATCAGTCCATATAATAGAAACTTTACTATACCAGCAGATTATAGTAGTTCATCAGTAATATTGAATATAGACACTTATGCTCTTTCATCTGATGATCAACCTGCATTGGAGGGTTATATTGCTGAAGGAATGATTTTGATGACACTTGGTGGTGCTAGAGCAAAAGTAACTGGTCTTAAATTAGTTCCAGATAAAAATGCTACTATTATAGGTACATTCCATGTTCCTGATTCTGATTCATCAGCCAATCCTATTTTTGAAACTGGAAGGTCTACTTTCAGACTTACAGGAAGTGCTACTAATAGTAAAATTAAGGGTACTTATAATACATCTGGTGAAGCACAATTCTATTCACAGGGTGATGTAGATACTACTCAAGAATCTACTTTATCTTTAAGAAATGCTAAAGTTACTCATACTGATTTCCAAGAGACACAAACAATTGGAGGCACTGCACAATCAAATACAATTCAACAAGTAAGTGGATTTGATGTTATAACCAATGTAACTCAAGATATTACACAGATTACTAATATCACTAATGAGATTACAGAGGTTACTGAAGTTACTAATGTTGATGCAAGAGTTACTAATGTTAGTAATGTTACTAATGTTAGAGAGGTTACTGAGGTTACTAATGTTAATAACACCACTCAAGTTACTCAGGTTATTAGAGAACCTAGAGAAAACAATGATGATGACCCAATAGCACAAACTTTCTCAGTTAATGATCTTACTGGTGTCTTTGTAACTAAAGTTGATTTCTACTTTGCAGAAAAGGCAGAAAATATACCTGTAACATTCCAGATGCGTACTACTGAGTTGGGAACTCCAACAACTAAAGTTCTTCCTTATTCTGAAGTTACTTTAGAACCAAATCAAATTAATTTATCTGATAATGCTACAGTCCCAACAACATTTAGATTTAAATCTCCAGTTTATCTAGAACCAACCACAGAATATGCGATGGTTCTAAAATCCAAAGTTACTGATTATAAGGTTTGGATTTCTAGACTAGGTGAAGCTGATGTTAGAACATTAGCATCTGAGGCAGGTAAAGTATTAGTATCATCTCAGCCAGTTCTTGGATCACTCTTTAAATCACAGAATGCTTCTGTATGGACGCCAAGTCAATATGAAGATCTTAAATTTGATCTTTATAGAGCTAAGTTTTCTAATAATGGATCTGTTAATTTCTATAATCCAGATCTTGCTAATAAGGATGAAATTCTTCCATCTAAAGGTTTAGTAACTAAACCTAATAAGATTAGAGTTTCTATAGGTGGTAGTATTAATCAACAGAATATTACAGATATTGAGGCACAGAATGGAAATACCATATACCAAGGAGCTAGTGCTGCAGTTAATCTAGAAGGTGTTCCACATGGAACATTAGTTGGTTTTGCTGGATCATGTTGGGCTGCTGGATCTTATGCAACTACTAATGGAACTAGTACTGCTCCTGTAGAAAGTGCTTTAACTATAACTAATGCTGGTGTTGGATATACACCTGCTTCTGGTATAGGATCATATGGATATACATTCACTGATGTAGATTTAACCTCAATAACTGGAAGTGGTAAGAATGGTACTGCTGATATTACTATTAAGGATGGTGTAGCAGTTGCTGCTACTGTTACTGGTGGTGGTACTGGATATGCTGTTGGAGATGTTTTAACTGCTGAATTAGGAAATGCAGGAGAAGAAATTGGTGAAGGATTAAAATTAACAATTGCAACTGCTGGAATTAGAGCATTTAATGAAGTAATTATTGATGAAGTTCAAGGTGACTTTGATGTATCAGCATCTGCATCTCAGTTGTGGTATATTGATAGTGTTGGTGTTTCCACAGAACTTTGTGGAGGAACTGAGGTTAATGGAAGAGCTATTCCACAATCTCCTCTAGTTACAATTGATGATGGATTACATATCAAGATTAATCAAAAGAATCATGGAATGTATAATAGTATTAATAAGGTTAAGATTAGAGATATTCAAAGTAATGTAGCTCCAAATAAATTGGCAGCTACTTATGCTAGAACTTCTACTGCTGCTATTTCTGTTGTAGCTGGTGCTGGATTCACTGCATTTGAAGGTATAGGTGTTGGAGCATCAAATCCAGGTTATATTAAGATAGATGATGAAATTATTAAGTATACTGGTGTTAGTGGTAATACATTAACAGGTATTGCTAGAGGAATTGATAATTCACTACAATCCCTACATGATATTAATGATCAGGTATTTAAGTATGAATATGCTGGAATATCTCTAAGAAGAATTAATACAACCCACGATCTAGCAGATGTAAATGTATCTAGTGAAGATGCTATAACATTGGATAGTTATCATATTAAGATAAAAACAAATGATACTGATACTGGAATTAATAGAAGTGCCGCTAATTCAGCTAACTTCTTACCTCTTAAATTTGATAAGAAGAGAGCTGGAGGTGGTCCTTTAGCCAAGGGAGCTTATAACATACCATTCTCATTAATGATTCCTAAGTTTGAAATAATGACACCTACTGGATGTAACGTTACAGCTAGATGTAGAACTATTTCAGCAAGTAGTGTTAATGGCGGTGAACCTGCATACCAAGATAAGGGATATCAGCAAGTTTCATTATTTGAGAAAAATTACTTTGATTCTCAAAGAATGGTTTCTTCTCAAGTTAATGAGGATGCTTATTTGACTGATCTACCTGGTAATAAATCATTTACAATTCTTACCAATTTATCATCACAAGATGAAAGATTGAGTCCTGTAATTAACTTGGATCATGTTGGTGCTACATTTGTTAATAATAGAATTAACAAACCAGTTAGTAACTATGCTACTGACTTTAGAGTTAATAGTTTTGTTAATGATCCAGATAGATTCATCTATGTGACTAAGAATATAATTCTTGAAAATCCAGCAACATCATTGCAGGTAATACTTGATGCTTATGTTCCTGATGTTTGTGATATAAGAGTCTTCTATGCTCTTAATCAAGAAGTTTCAGTTAATGAAACAATCTTTACTCCTTTCCCAGGATATAAGAATCTTAATATTAATGGTGAGATTATTACACCAACAGATAGTGATGGTGATGCAAACCAGAAAGTTCCTAAAGTGGATGTATATGTGCCAGAGGCAAGTATAAACCTCTTTAAGGAATATACATATAGTACTGAGGATTTACATCCATTTAAATCTTATAGAATTAAGATTATTGGAACATCTACTAATGGTGCTGTGGTTCCTCAATTCCAAAGGCTTCGTGCCACTGCTCTTGCATAATTATGGCTTTAATTCCTGTTGAAGATAATCCTGGTCTCTTTAGAGATAGTATCACTGGTAGTATTGTAAATAAAAATACCAGTGATTATGAAATCTACGTTAATAGTAGAAATAGAATGAGGACTAAAGAAGAAAGAATTAATGATCTTGAATCAAAAGTAGATAATTTAAGTGGTGATATTGGTGATATCAAAACAATGCTCCAAACACTAATAAGCAAATAAAATGGCAAATAACACTATCACCTTTGATCCAGATTCTGGAGCAGCTTACGGTGTTAATCTGACTATTCTTTCTGGAGCAGATTTTAAATCAACTTTTTCTGTTCTTAAACCAGATAAGTCTGCTTATAATTTTACAGGTTACTCTGGTTCTTCTCAGATGACCAAATCTGTTGCTATTGGAGCAACGTTGGGAATTTCTACTACTTTTAATGTAGGATTTACTAGTGCAGCAGGAGGAGAATTCCAAATATCTCTTGGATCTACTGACACAAGAAATTTAAAAACTGGTAGACACGTTTATGATATTTTAGTAAGTTCTGGATCTACTATCTACAGAATAGTATCTGGAAATATATTGGTGCAAGGAGGTATCTCTTCAGCTCCATAAATAAGTAAAAGGTATACTCTATATAAATGGCGCAACCAGCTTCTAGACAAGAATTAATTGACTATTCCTTAAGGCAATTAGGTGCTCCTGTTCTGGAGATAAACGTTGCAGAAGAGCAACTACAGGACTTGATGGATGATGCTATTCAGTTTTATCAAGAAAGACATTATGATGGTATTACTGAGAATTTTTTAAAGTATCAGATAACTGCCGAGGATATAGCAAGAGGAACTGCTAGTGCTGAAGCTGGTGGTGTTGGTGTTTCCTCTACAACTGCTTCTACTGATATACCAGGTGTTGGTATTACTACATTTAAATATCATCAAAGTAGTAATTATCTTCAAATTCCTCCTAATGTTATAGGAGTTAAAAAGATTTATAGATTTGATACTTCTAAATCTATGAGCATGACTAATATGTTCAGTTTTAAGTATCAGTTAGTTTTGAATGATTTATATTTCTGGGGAAGGACTGAGTTATTAGGATATACAATGGCTATGAGTTATTTGGAGACCATGAATTATCTCCTCAATACTCATAAGAGAATAAGATTTAATATAAGGCAAGATAGATTATATTTGGATGTTGATTGGAATGAATTATCAGCAGATGAATTTATTATTATAGATTGTTATACTGCATTAAATCCTGATGATTTCACTAAAGTATATAATGATAGATTTGTAAAAGCATATCTCACAGCATTAGTTAAAAAGCAATGGGGTCAAAACTTACTTAAGTTCCAAGGTGTAAAATTACCTGGTGGTATTGAACTTAATGGAAGACAAATCTATGATGATGCAATGAGTGATCTTAGTGCTATTAAAGATGATATGCAAAGTACTTATGAAATTCCACCTTTCGACATGATTGCTTGAGGTAGAATAATATGGCACTCAATTCCTATTTCTTACAAGGATCTAAAAGCGAACAGAATCTAGTCCAGAGTCTTATCAACGAACAGTTGACAATTTATGGCGTTGAAGTTTATTACATTCCTAGAAGATATATTTCTCAAAACACTGTTATAAGAGAAGTTATTGAATCTCAATTTGATAGTGCATATCCATTAGAAGCATATATTGATAGTTATGAGGGATATGGTGGACAAGGAACATTGCTTTCTAAATTTGGAATACAGAATGTAGATGATTTAACTTTAATTATTTCCAGAGAAAGATATGAAACATATATTACTCCACTTATAAAGAATTTACCTAATATTGAATTAACAACTAGACCTAAAGAAGGGGATCTTATTTACTTCCCATTAGGTGATAGGTTATTTGAAATTAAGTATGTTGAGCATGAACAACCATTCTATCAACTCAAAAAGAATTACGTTTATCAGTTAAGATGTGAACTCTTCCGTTATGAGGATGAGGTTATTGATACTGGTGTTGAGACTATTGATGATGAAGTGGAACAACTAGGATATATTCAAACCCTTACTCTAGTAGGTTCTGCTGCAACAGCAACTGCTACAGCATCTTATGTTTCAACTGGTGGTATTACTCAAATCTATATTTCTAATATGGGTAATGGGTATAATAAACAACCATTGATTGGAATATCTTCTTCTCCTGCTGGTTCTCAAAATGCTGTTGGTGTTGCTTCTATTGCTAATACATGGATAGATTGTATGACTGGATTGCCTGATAATAAAATATCAGCAATTCATATATCTAATGCTGGTGCTGGATATACAGAAGCTCCTTGGTTAACTATTCAAGATCCAAAAGGAACTGGTGTAGGTGCAGCAGGAACTGTAGGAATTACAACTTATGGTTCTGTAGGAGTTGTTACAGTTACTAGTGGTGGATCTGGATATACAACTCATCCAACATTTACTGTTAGTATTCCTGGATCTGCAGTTGGAGTTGGTAGTACTGCTGCACATGGTATTGGATATATTAACGCTGCTGGTATTGTAACTGTTGCCTATCTAACTAATGCTGGTATTGGATACACTGCTGAACCAACTATTACATTTGCAGCACCAACTGCTTCTGGAGTAGGTATGGCAACAGGTTCCTTTGTCTTTAATGAAACTGTTACAGGTCAAACATCTGGAACAACTGCTAGGGTTAAGGAATGGGATGCAGTCAATAATACATTAGAAATATCAATTGTTGATGGTAACTTTACTAATGGTGAAACAATCATTGGATCTAATTCTGGTGCTAAGTTTGCTGTTAGGAAGACCAATACTGATGACTTAGTATCTGGATTTGCTGAGAATGAAGTTATTCAATCTGCTGCAGATGATATTATTGATTTCACAGAAACCAATCCCTTTGGAATGCCTTAATAAATAGAAAGTATAATGGTATAAAATAATGTTTGAGTATTTTTACAACGAGATTTTCAGATCTGTCATTATAGGATTTGGATCTATATTTAATGGGATTGAAGTTAAGAAGTCCAATTCTGTAATTAAAGTTCCATTAGCATATGGACCTACTCAGAAGTTTCTTGCAAGAATGCAGCAAGAAGCAGATCTTAGTAAGCCTGTTTCTATAACACTTCCAAGAATGTCTTTTGAGTTTCTTGGACTTCAATATGATCCTACAAGAAAATCAACACAAACTCAAACCATTATTAATCAGACTCCAGATGGAGCAAATGTAAAAAAGAACTATCTTCCAGTTCCTTATAATATGAGATTTGAATTGTCAATCATGACAAAATTAAATGATGACATGCTTCAAATAGTAGAACAGATATTACCATATTTTCAACCAGCATATCAGGTTCCTATTAACTTCTTAGGTAATTTAAAAGAGAAGAGAGATGTTCCTATTCAGTTAGATAATATCTCTATGGAAGATGATTATGAAGGAAATTTTGATACAAGAAGAGCATTAATTTATACTTTACAATTTACTGCAAAAACAACACTATTCGGTCCTATATCAGACGTTACTGGAAAGGTCATCAAGAAAACATCTATTGGATATGTTGCTGGTTCCAGCGCACCTGGTGTTTCTGCTGAAAGAGATCTATCTTATACTACAACTGCTCGAGCAACTAAGGATTATACTAATGATGTAAGAACCTTAATTGCTGAGAATGTAGATCTACTTGAAACTGTTATTGAAGTGGATGATGGTACTAAGATTACAGCAGGTAAATATGTCTATATTGGTCAAGAAGAAATGTTAGTTGATTCTGTGACTGGTAATAAGATGACTGTTAAGAGAGCACAAGATAACACAACAGTTCAAAATCACGTTAAAGGAGCACAAGTATTTGGTATTGATTACACTGCTGCCAAAGAAGATAGTGCTCTTATTCAATTCGGTGATGATTTTGGATTTGACGGAAGTATAGAATGAGGAATGAATTATGCCAGTTAATGATGCTAAATTAGATGAAACTTTAAATATTACTCCAACTGAAGTGAGTAACACTCCAGAAGGTGGTTGTGCTAAAAGGGAGGATCAACTTACTGATGTAACTAATGTTGGTATAACCAAACCTGACAGATTACTTAAGGATGATATTGAGAAGGATTATGACTATACAAGAGGTAATCTTTATAGTATAATTGAGAAAGGACAAGAAGCAATTAATGGTATTCTAGAACTTGCTCAAGATAGTGAGATGCCTAGAGCATATGAAGTTGCTGGTCAATTAATTAAGAGCGTCTCTGACGCTACTGATAAGTTGATGGATTTACAGAAGAAAGTAAAGGATGTTAATAAAGAGGAAGAAGCAAAAAGTCCTACTACTGTAAATAATGCACTTTTTGTTGGTTCCACAGCAGAGTTGCAAAAACTTTTAAAGAAAAATACCCCAAATAAATAATATACATGGGAAACTCTGTTTTGATGTATGACGGATAATAAACCTAAAAATAATGAATCTTTAGATAGTTTCTTTAGCTCTATTGGTAGTGAAAAGAAAAAGATAAAGGAAGAACATAAAGAGTTGATAGGTGATATCTCTCTTGATGATGTTTTTTCGTCTTTAAAGGAAGAAACTAAAAAAATAAAAGAAAAGAAACAGAAGCAGAAAGAAGAAAGAGAAAAACTTATAAAAGATGCAAAAGCATTTGAGAATTTCTTATTCTCAGATAATAAAAAAACTGGAGTCTTTACTAGTGCTAAAGATGCTATTTCAGCTACTCCACCTCCACCAAAACCAAAAGTAGAGATTGTTGAAGAAGAGAAAGATATTGATGAAGTAGTAGAAGCATTAGAGCAAGTTAATAAAGAAGATGAAGGAACTATTGATCATGCTATCAAGTTATTAGATAAGCTAAATGAGAAACAAGAAATAAATGAGGAAGATTCTACACCAGAACTTTCTAAGATTAGAAAAGAACTTGATGTTCTTAAACAGATTGTTAATACACAAGGTGGTGGTGGAGAAACTAGACTTCAGTATCTTGATGATATTATTGGTGTTGCTACTAATCTTAGTGAGTATGATAATAAAGTTTTAACTGTAGATGTTTCAAATATTAATCAACCATTTATATTCAAACAAAGTGCTGCAGCAGGAGCTGGTGGTACTTGGGCAGTAGATTCTGAACCTGCATCTGAAGCAACTGGTATTCATACTACTAAAAACGTTGGTATAGGAACCACAATTGCTAATGCTACTTTATGGGTAGAAGGTGATGCTAGAGTAACTGGTATTTTAACTGCTCCTACTTTTGTAGGAAATCTAACTGGTAATGTAGTTGGAGATGTTACTGGTAATGCTGATACTGCTACTACATTAGAAAGTGATTCTTCTGTCAATACTAGTGGAATTATTACTGCTTCAGCATTCTTTGGTGATGGTGAAGGATTAACTGGTGTTGCATCTACTGATAATATTATAACTGGAACAGCAGCAACGTTTAATAATACAGTTAATTTCAATGCTCCTATTCTTGTCAATAATGGATTAAATCTTACAGGAGTTACTACAGGATTAAATGCTGGTGTATCTACAATAACCAGTTTAAAAGTTACTGATTTAAGTTCTGGTAGAGTAATCCTTGGAGGAACAGGAGGAGAATTAGAAGATAGTAATAATTTAAGATTTGATGGGTCAACATTAACAGTTACTGGTGGTGCTACCTTTAGTGGAAATGTATCTGTTGCTGGAACTTTAACTTATGAAGATGTAACTGATATTGATTCTGTTGGTCTTATTACTGCTAGAAGTGGTATTAATGTAACAGGTGGGGTTTCCACTATAACCACAGGAACTGGACTAGGAACTGTTCATATTGGTACTGGTAATACTACAGTTATAATTGATGGTGATGCAAGAGTTTTAGGAATTCTTACAGTAGGTAGAGGATCTGTTACTATTGATGGTACTAATAATACTATTACTTCTGGTATTGTTACTATTACCAATTCTGAAATTATTCTTGGTGAGAATGTTTCTATTAATGCATCTGCTACTGGTATTAACTCTGCACCTAATGTTTTATATGTTGCAAAAGATGGTAGTGATTCTGAAAATGGAACATCTATAGATAATGCCTTTTTAACTATTGCTGGTGCTTGTGGTGTAGCAACTGGTGGAACTACTATTAAAGTTCTTTCAGGAACTTATGTAGAAAGTAATCCAATTGAAGTTCCTGCTAATGTTTCTATTGTTGGTGATGATCAAAGATCTGTAAATGTAAGTGGAAGTACTGCACATAAAGATATATTCTCTGTAAGGAAGGGAGTTAAGTTGGCAAATATGACCTTCCAAAATCATATTGCACCAGGAGCTGCTGTTGGATTTCCTACTCATACAGTTGCTGAGAATGTAGGTGGTGGAGCATGGAAAGGACCTTATGTTCAGAATTGTACTAGTAGAACTACAACAGGAACTGGTATTAGAATAGATGGTGCTCAAGCAAGATCATTGAAAGCAATGAACGTTGATGCTTTCACTCAATATAATGAAGGTGGTGTTGGAGTAGCAGTTACTAATAATGGATTTGCACAACTTGTTTCATTATTCACTATATGTTGTGATGAAGCAGTTACATGTGATAAGGGTGGACAGGCAGATATAGCAAACAGTAATTGTAGTTTTGGTACATATGGATTAGTTTCTAGAGGTGTTGGTAATCTAGAATATACTGGTGTAGTTACTTCTACAGGAACAGTAGATACTACTGAAATTGCTGTAGGGGGATTGAGTACTACTGCATATAATATCAGTAATTTTGTTTATGATAATAATCTTGGTATTGCTACAGTTACTACAAGTTCTGCTCATGGTTTTGGAGTAGGAATGGGAGTATCTATTTCAGATATGACTTTAACTTGTTCTTATGGAACTAAAGTATATCCATACCAAAAACCATATGTATTTGAGATTGATTCAGTTCCATCTACAACATCATTTGTAATTAATGTAGGTGTTTCTACACTTACTCATACTTATGATGATGGTGGTGGTAAAGCAATTTTAGATATTGATAGACCTTATGATGGACAGGTTGCTTATTTTGATACTTTATATTATGAAGTACAGAAGATAACAGTCACTAATGCAGGAGGTAGTTATACATCAACTCCAACTGTAACTATTGGTGCTCCAACAGGTCCTAATGGAGAAAGGGCTACTGCATATGCTACTATTGAAGATCAAAAAATAGCATCTATCACTATGATTAATGGAGGAAGTCAATATACTTCTGCTCCTACTGTTACTATTACTGGTGGAGGAGGTTCTAGTGGTGCTGCTACTGCAAGTGTTTACCCACTTTATTACACAATAAATAGTTCGACTCCTATTGTATCTGGAATATCAACATTAACACTTGGTAATAAATTATTAAGTACTGTTGGTGTTGGTTCAACTGCATATTTCTATCCTTCTAGTAGAATTATTGCTAGTTCTCATACTTTTGAATATGTTGGATCTGGTAATACCATTACTATGGCAACACCAAAACGTGGAGGAGTAACAGTTCAAGCAAATGAAGTTGTTACTGAAGATGGTGGAAAGGTACTTTATACTAGTACTGACCAAGCTGGAAACTTCAGAATAGGTGATAATTTGCAAATAAATCAAACCACAGGTACAATTAGCGGAAGAGCTTTCAGTAAAAGTTTATTCTCAGAAATGACACCATTCATCTTGGCACTAAGTTAATATGGCATTAGCACTCAATAGATTTCAAACAGAAACATTAGAAGTAACTACTTCAAACCAGACTGCATATACTGCTCCAACTGGTTATACTTCTATTGTTCTTTATGCTCATGTAACTAATGTAGGATCAGCTGCTGCTACTGTTACTATGTCTCATGTTAGATCTAGTACTACAACTCAGATTATTAAAAATGGAAATGTACCAGTTAATGATGCATTCATACCTATGGATGGTAAATTAGTTTTAGAAACAAGTGATTCCATACAAATTTCAGGAAGTGCTAATAGCACTTTAAAACTTATTCTAAGTATTTTAGAGACAGCAAATGCCTAGACTTATCAGCGTAGTTAATAGATTTGGTGCTGTTGGTATTCAAAGTGATGGCAGCAGTCAATTGGATGCGTCTCAGATTAATTTCCAAAGTAATAGAGTTGAAGTTCAGTCTGGTATAGCAACTGTTTATACTGATCCATTAACCATAGTTGGTTTATAGATAAATATTAAAAAAAGTGTTTGAGAACGATGGCAAGTCCTATAGTAAAAAAAGTATTAGATAGACTAGAAGGAGAAAGGGAATTAAAAATCCTAGAATCTAATAATGAAATCAAACAACCAAAGTTGTGGGCAAGAGCAAAAGAATTAGCAGAAGAAAGACATAATGTTTATAGTCCAGATGCTCATGGTTGGGCAATAAGATGGTATCAACAAAAGGGTGGTGTTTTTGAAGAAAACAAACCTGATTATTTAGATTTTGATAAGGATGGTGATGAGAAAGAGTCTATGAAGAAAGCTCTTAAGGATAAGAAAAAGAAAGGACA